GGATACCATTCGATACGTGACTGCCAGTTATAGTTTTCTGACTTGCCGTATCTCAATCGCATACGCATGACGTTCTTAGTATCCATACTAGAACTAGGACGAAACTTATTCATCTAATTTACCTTTAATCATTTGAATGACTTCATTAGCTTCTTTGTATCCAGATTGTTCAAGCATGTTATTCATTTCTCTATCAATGAGTTCTTGCATTTCAGGATAGTCTTGTGTCCATCGAATTACAAAATTATAGTCTTTCATTTGTCATCCCTAAATCTAACAAAGCGAGGAAAACGCAGACTATATGTACCATCTTGGTTCTGTGTAATTACATCACACAAGATTTCAGCAGTGCGACCAATAATGAAATTGCTATCACGCCAGTAGTTATCTCTATCACTATCGCTAAAGCCACTACCAACATTGACGGTAATTTCCTTTCCGTCGTCCACTCCGTTGCACACAAGTGCTCCCAAGCGCCCTTGATTGCGTCCAGTACCTTCTTCAACACCGATAACCTCCAAATCAACAGTAATCGTAGGTTTCCACTTCATCCAATCTGTACTACGTTTACAGATGTATGGTGCTTGTAATTCTTTAATCATAATGCCTTCAAAGCCTGCATTCACATTGTCTTTAGCATAACGCTCAAGTTGGTCACGACCTGCGGCTGTGTCCAAGTCAACCATAATATGTGGCAACAGTTCAACGTTAGGCATACTGTCAATAACTGGACGCATATCTTCTAAGATTTTAATACGCTTTTCAAGTTGACTATTCCAATGACCTTCACGGAAACTTGCAAGTGGGATAATGTCAAATACATTGTAAACACTATCGTCTGCCTGTACATCAGTCTTACGGCGTGCTTGTCGCATGAGTTCTTGAAAACTATTACCCATCACTTCACCGTCAAGTACAAATCCCATGCTCAAATTACTTGTTCCTGCTTTGCGAACCATCTTGACCCAGTTACTACGAACCTGATCTTCAATGTGTGTAAAGTTTTCAAATACTTTACCATTGCGACTAAAACAGATAATAGTAGTTTCACCGTCATCGGCAGGGATAACCATCATCAACATACGTACACCATCCAACTTAGGCTCAAGTCGTTTAGTGCCCTTCATTTCAGGACGACCCTCACTATTTGTAGCAAGCTGACAACCAAAAACTGGAATCTCGTAGTCAGTGCCTTTACAAATCTTGTTGATAGTCTTATCACTAATACCAGCACGAAGGTCTCTACGCAACACAGGAGCACAGAATGTATTCCATTCTTCTGTATCAAAACGTTCAGTCATAGTTTGAACAGCATCACGTGCGGCATTACCTGTCAACCTACGTTGACTAAGTTGTACTAACAGTTCATTAAAATCTTCCCAGGGATTTTCTCCGTCAGTAATGCCGATAGATCCGGGCACTTGACGAATACCAAAAGTCACATAAGGATTGTAACAGGCTTTAGTAAAGCCCAAGAATATTTTAGCATTTGTGCTACCTAGGACACTCGCCTCAAGCGCCTGCAAAATCACATCTTCTTTGTGAAGGCGACTGTCACTCTCGTTAAGTTTGTTTATCCATGATGCTGACATTTATTTCTCCGTTTTGTTTCTATCTTTACATTCTTCAATTACTTCATTGGGAACCTGTTTGTATTCACCTAATTTATCACACTCGTATTCAATAGACACTATGTTAGGTTCATCTTCGTCATCGACACCTACATCAAGACCTGTCCATAATATGAATACTAGTATACCCAATAGTATCATTATTGTTGTTTTAAAAATTCGGTCAAACATTATTTTCTCAATTCTAACTTCATCATATTACCAATTTGAATTATAAAATACTTTACGCTTTAAAAACAATTCTGACTTAGCATCAACGCAGAATTGTAGGTCTGTATCATAGTAGTAATTATCACTGGGCTTACCGAAAAAGAATCCAGCAGTGTTCATCCTTGCCACTTTACCTGACTTGATATCCTTTTCAAGATTATCAATATCTTCCCAAGTCAATTCAAGTTCAACACCGTTAAAGGCAGAGTAACTAAGACCTTTACTCTCGGCAAGTTTTTCCATCCAACCATGAAGGTTAGGGTGCTTACGCCAATAAGCAATTTCTTGCCAATTATCAAAATTTTCATTTGCTTTACTAGCAATATAGGCGTACATGTCTAGTCCCATATTCAATCTCTCTTTTGCTTGTTTACGTTTAAATTTCACTTGGCTTGTTCAATAGTTACTTCTTTAACCTTGTCTACACTCTTATCAAGCATACGGGCAATACCTGAGAAACCAACAGTAGCGACTATAATGCCAAAGACTGTACCGAGAATAAATGTTTTCATATTAAACTTCTCCTAATTTTTCTAAGATTTCATCAACTACTAAAATCTCAATATCATAATATTCAGTATTAAAATTGGATTTAGTATTACCATATAACTTCAAGGTTAATTGATTACGATATAATTCTAGGGCCTCTTTAACCGCTTCAGTATGTGATTCATTTAATGAGATTATTTTATTGCCTGATAAGTTAAGCATTGTTGATTACCTTTACATGTGAAAGTTGAGTTGAATTATCACGGTGACTTTTAATCTTTCCCTCTATTGTAACATAGTCTCCAATTTTTAGAACGCCTTTGTATGCAAAAAACAACACTTGATCCTTGTCGTTGATACCCGTAATGTAATACGTGTTCCAATTTTGTGACCAAATTTGTTTCAATACTTCAATACGTTGGGTAGTTTTGTCACCCACTTGACCAACAAAGCCACCTTGTGCCCATTTGATTTTGCGTTCAACATCATCACGGCTAGTCATCTTTTCGTATGTTGAAGGCAGACTTGCAATAGTAGCAAGACCAAGATTGTCAGTGATTTGATCCTTGCTTGCAATTTGCATTGCACCTTGCAAGAACGGAGTAAGTGTTTTCCCCTCGATAACTTTAAATGTAAGAGTTTGAAAGTATCGGCGAATGTTGCGACCTTCCTCAATGTCACTATCCGAGATAGGAGTGTTTTGCGTTAGCATCTCCTCAACGATTTGACGATTGGTCTTGTGTGCGTTGATACCGACACCGAGCGCCTTGATATAAGCACCATTGGTACGAAAAGCAACAACGGCCGCACCCCATACTTGGTCACTGTCATAACTGAAAGCAGGCTTCTTTACAGAAGGTTTACGAAAAGCATATGGATTGCGAGTATACGAAACAACTTCATCCTCGTCATCCATATGACCAAGACGCCGGACATCTTCTTTACTCCAACCAGTTACATCAATAAAACCAGGCATTATTTAAACTCCTTAAGCGAATTTGTAGGTGTTGTAACTACGGATTTTGCTTTGACGGTTAGTGTGGCTTTCATTGAATTTGATTTCATAACCACGTTTACGGAGAGCAGTAATCAAAACTGACAAGTCACAATCTTCCTCAAGAAAAGCATTGGTACCGTTTTGATAACTGTATGTAGAAATTTTGTCAGCAATACCAAGACTTACCAACTTAGCTTTGGGGAAACGGGCCCATGCATGTCCGGGGTCTGCAAAAACTTTGATAGAGATTTTCTTTGACATTCGATGCTCCTTTAATCAATCAATAAGTGTATTATATACCCAAAGTGATTTATTGTCAAGTTTTTTGAACCATTATTTTGTAGTACTAAAGCATTCATCCAGGGAGCCATGATTTCCTTCTTTTTCCTATGTTCCCTGAGAAAGAATTCCCTGACATTTTCAGGTATTTCTCGGTTGACAATTAATCCAATATCTGATAATGCTTTTTCAGGATTTGATACTATATCTTCTAGTTTAATCTCATATCTAGGACATTTATCATTATTGATTCGTTTTTCTAATTCAACGTATAATCCATTTAATGGTTCTTTTGCACCGATATGTTTATGACTTATTAAAACATGTTTAGCCCAACGTTCAGGAGTAATATCTTCTTTGCAAGTAACATCCCCTTCGCCCACCCAATGTCTTTTCCAAAAACTAAACATATCAGGTGTCATACTATAAACAATATTAAGAAAATGTGAAGTCATTGGCCATCCAAACCCACCATGACCATAGGATACAATAACAGCAGTTT